CGACATACGGCCGCCAGTGACCACATACTTAACACCACCTGTGGTTCTACAACGATTACGGCACTGCCAATCCAACAACATCTGAAACTCAGGATGTTCTCCTACAAGAGCCTTATAGAAAGCATGCTCAATTTTTAAAATTGGCAGCTTTACATGCTTATCCCATCTACTACAGTCAAGACTAAAGCAAACAGGATCAGCAAAAAGCTCAAGCTTGCGTCGTAAAACGTCAGCACGGTCACGTTGGTTCAGCCCCTTGGCCACCTCTCGCATGCCATCAAGCCCTATAAGATTATAAATCAAGTGCTCGATAGGCCGGAGATAACGGGCGGCCATGAGATTGTACCTAGCTGACCGTGCTTGGATCATCCTGGGATCAGGATTAACTTTAGCATTAGGATCAAACTTTTCTGCTTTTACAAAAGCCTGAATCCTGGCGTCAGAGGCCGATAAAGGATCGGTCAACAGAGACGCGTATGCCTCATCGTATCTTCGCTTGCGTGCACCCTGGAAGCTGTCCCGAACAGCCTCCAGGGTCCAAGGATGTTGTGGTGGCAGCCTCCTAGCAAGTCTACAAGACTCAAACTTTAAGGCTGCCACCCCAGCAGCAGTTGGTTCAGGTGTGGTCCCCATCACACGATTGTAAGCACTAACTAATTCATTACAAACACACGCGGAATGTACAGAACATAGCCAACAATCGGGGATGGGGGGGACAATTCTTATCAGATGGCGACGACTATTATGCTCCCAGTTAGCCGGCGGGTGACAGCCCCCGTGATCCGCAGCGACCTCCTCTAGCTGTTTAGGATACGCGCACACAGCGGGGACCCGGACTGGGCACCTCTACGCTGCTGGCCACTCCCACGCTGCGTCCCACCACCGACGCAAGCGTGATGTGTAGCCAACACACCCCATAAGAGTAGTGCCAAGAGCAACAGCTCCTAGCACAGAAGCCGATGCGGTGCGATGGCCTTTAACAGCTATCGCGACACCAGTTGCAAGTCCGACCCCAGCTAGACAAAACCAGCCAAGGCCAAGCCTGTTCCTAGGGTCGACCATTTCAACGGCCGCTACATTGGCATACTCCACCAATTTCATAGACCCCCGATTACCATAGAGTCTAATGAGATTTAGCTCCTCCTCATCAGGAACGATGACCTCACGAACACACTGGGCTGCAAGTTCATACATAGCAGCTTCGTGGTCAAACAATCCAAGATCAGATCTATGCTTGTGTAACCACGCCTGCGCCTTCATCATCAACTGGGCAGCTGTTCGAGGTGTTCTCTCGACCCCGTAAACATACTGTCGTAGATGGCCAAGAAGGCGTTGGCGTACGTCTGGCCAAACACTGATACTGATGGAATTATCACTGTCAGCAGCTGTTCCCGCGTTACCCGACGTGCATGGGTAATCCACGACGCTATCAAGGCTTGCGCGGGACTCTGTAACGGCGCCTCTAGGTTTATCAAGCATCCCGATGTCCACAACACGTGATACTCCTCCCAGTGTTGCAGAACCTCGGCGACCAAGGCGTCTGCCCCTGGCAGTTCGAGGCCTAGATTTCCAGCGGGATATGATGGGTGCATTATCCGACATTGGTGTGGGTAAAT